AACCATGTACCGGATGTGTTCTGCCATGCGCTCCTGAAACTCAACATCGTCATCAAACGCACGGGTAATGGCTTTTTTGCTGGCCCCGTGGCGTTGTAAATGATCGATGCAGAGTGATTCAAACAGGTGCTGGGGCAGACCTTTTTCCATGTCGTCTGCCAGTTCTGCCTCTTTCTCTTCACGGGCGATCTGCTGGTAGTGACGCGCCCAGCTCTGAGCCTCAAGACGATCCTGAATGTAATAAGCGTTCATGGCCGAACTCCTGAAATAGCTGTGAAAATATCGCCCGCGAAATGCCGGGCTGATTAGGAAAACAGGAAAGGAGGTTAGTGAATGCTTTTGCTTGATCTCAGTTTCAGTATTAATATCCATTTTTTATAAGCGTCGACGGCCTCACGAAACATCTTTTCATCGCCAATAAAAGTGGCAATAGTGAATTTAGTCTGGATAGCCATAAGTGTTTGATCCATTTTTGGGGACTCCTGGCTGATTAAGTATGTCGATAAGGCGTTTCCATCCGTCACGTAATTTACGGGTGATTCGTTCAAGTAAAGATTCGGAAGGGCAGCCAGCAACAGGCCACCCTGCAATGGCATATTGCATGGTGTGCTCCTTATTTATACATAACGAAAAACGCCTCGAGTGAAGCGTAATTGGTATGCGGTAACGCCGCGCTCAGGCGGCTTTGATAGTCATATCATCTGAATCAAATATTCCTGATGTATCGATATCGGTAATTCTTATTCCTTCGCTACCATCCATTGGAGGCCATCCTTCCTGACCATTTCCATCATTCCAGTCGAACTCACACACAACACCATATGCATTTAAGTCGCTTGAAATTGCTATAAGCAGAGCATGTTGCGCCAGCATGATTAATACAGCATTTAATACAGAGCCGTGTTTATTGAGTCGGTATTCAGAGTCTGACCAGAAATTATTAATCTGGTGAAGTTTTTCCTCTGTCATTACGTCATGGTCGATTTCAATTTCCATTGATGCTTTCCAGTCGTAATCAATGATGTATTTTTTGATGTTTGACATCTATTCATATCCTCATAGATAAAAAATCGCCCTCACACTGGAGGGCAAAGAAGATTTCCAATAATCAGAACAAGTCGGCTCCTGTTTAGTTACGAGCGACATTGCTCCGTGTATTCACTCGTTGGAATGAATACACAGTGCAGTGTTTATTCTGTTATTTATGCCAAAAATAAAGGTCACTATCAGGCAGCTTTGTTGTTCTGTTTACCAAGTTCTCTGGCAATCATTGCCGTCGTTCGTATTGCCCATTTATCGACATATTTCCCATCTTCCATTACAGGAAACATTTCTTCAGGCTTAACCATGCATTCCGATTGCAGCTTGCATCCATTGCATCGCTTGAATTGTCCACACCATTGATTTTTATCAATAGTCGTAGTCATACGGATAGTCCTGGTATTGTTCCATCACATCCTGAGGATGCTCTTCGAACTCTTCAAATTCTTCTTCCATATATCACCTCAAATAAGTTGTTTGCTGCGAAAGTAAATACGCTTAAGTTACCTGTTATTTATCCCACCAAGTTCCGTATCTATCTATCCAGTTACACCAATCATCGACACTCCATTTTGTTGTGTCGCATTTTTGCAACTGGCATGAATATCTACCTTCTTTGTAAAGTCGGCGTTTGACTTTCTTGAGCATGGCTCACCTCAATCGTAATAAGCTGGAATTGATTTTCCGCGTTGCTTCTGGCGGCCTGAGCAAGTCACACCCATTTCACTGCGTGGCTTGCGGTAGTAAATACGGTTCTGTTTACGCTCGACTTCTTCTGCCTTCTGGCAGCGAAGGCTTCCGAGTGATATTGCTTTTTCAGAAAGGCTTAAACGTTTTCTCGGGGCTTCCTGAACAGGTTCCTCACTGTCTGTGCCGAAGATCGAATCGATGATGTTGCATATAGCATCACGCTCGATAGCCAGCTTTCTGCGCCGCTCATGACGGCGAGTTTTGGCATTTCCTGCAAATGTTGATTTCCCGTACACGATTACCGTCATGATGTTTTCCTCATGTGAAATGGCTTTGGGGGTGATGTGCCAGATGCTGATCTTCTGGTTGCTGTCGTTGCAGCTGCAATTCACATCACCGCCAAATCCATCTCGTTTGGTATCTGTTTGCGCTTTGTCAGCGCCCCATCGAAGTTAAAGAGCCTGCCAATCTGTTCCGTTTGGCTGCCAGCATCCTGCTGACGGCGATAATAATGAACTAATAGTTCGATATTATCAAGAACTGCAAGTACGAGATTTTGCAACTCTTTAATTTTATTAGATAAGTTTTTGATATGTAATGAAATTTATTTTTGCAAAGATTGAAGATTGGTCTGTAGGGGAGAAAGGACTGTATTGCTGGCGTGTTAGTTCGTGGGTTAGCACATATGCGGATGTTAAATAGGGGAGGCGAACGTGAGGTAAAGAAAACCCGGCGCAGAGGCCGGGTTTTTCTAGGCTACCAGAGAGTCAATCCAAGAGTCTCTGGTATGGAATGGCAACACTCGTGCGGTATCATTAAATAGTAGTGATAGTTGCTGTAGCTCAGGTGTTAACCCATCGCTGTCAACTATTACAAATCTATTGTTTATGTCAGGAACGACCTGACTTAAGTCAACAATCTTCCCAACTGTTGAGTGGGCAGTATTCCATCCTTTACTGCTGGCAAGGCTTACCGTAAACCCGCGTTTTGGTGGTATTAGTCGAGACTCATTCCTTAGCGTTAACGGAACAGTAATGTTATGCCCACTAATACCTTTCACTTTTTCCTTTAAGGCTAGTCGCTTCCCAAGCCCTGCTGATTTTAAGTAACTGATTACACATTTTTCGAACTTATCGTCTTTGACCTCAGCATACCAATCAGCAGTTTGGGCGGATGCAAGAATCCCACCACGAATAACATTTGCAGTTACCTGTCCAACGGACGACTCATCTGCCCACGCAGATATCTCTCCAGAGTCATTTAATGAAATTCCTTGCGAAGCGAGTGATGACCTGATCAGATCAATTTTCTTTTTAGTCAGGTGGATGCCGCGTGATTCAATATTCATCAATGTATCGCAGTAGTCTGTAACCCTATACTGACCACTCATCTCTTGAACGAATACGCTTATCTGCTCACAATCATCGTAGTATGTGAAGGGACTAATAACGCGCAGCAACGTGTCGCTCATTGGGTGGCATTCAAACCCGAGCTTAGATATGACTGTTGAACACGTTACATTTCCCATGATAGCTGACCTGATTTATCTTGATTCGGTAAAGGTGGGCTGCCTTCATATATGATATTAAGCGCCTCGCAAAAATAATTCCAGTAGCCAAAAAAATCATCTGGCTTGATGTTCGTTTCAAGCTTGAGTGCAATTTCTTCCCCAGCTGATTCGAAGTACATGTGATAGTGAGGACCTCGAGCCACCTCAACAAAATCTGGATGGTGCACTATAGATTTATTACGGTGTGACTTGTTATGCGCAGGGTACGGGTCAAGCGCGTAAATGCGCCTGTCATGAAGAAACATCACAAATGAAAGCTTCACTATATCCACCCCTTCAACGATAGGAGAACGCCAGTGAAGCATAAATCTTATGCCTGTGATTGGGTTGCCAATTTCATCAAAAGCTTTGAGATCCAATTTAAACCAGATTGGGGTTCGTCCCTCACTTCCGGTCCACGAAACTCCGCTAAAAGTTACTTTTTTCAAGCGAGTAATAGCTTGGTCAACCTCTTTCTGGGTAGGCTTAAAGTCGCCTTTTTTAGCCACTGATTCGTATCACCATGAAAGTTATTGTTAATACCTATGCTTCTTGTCACCCAAACGTCTCTTCAGGCCATTGGTTACCAGCTATGTGACGATGAAGTCACGAACTTTTAATCCATTCCCTTGCCTCGATGTCATCTAGGTGGCGAGATTGCTTCAAAATACCAGCCACATACTCCACCTTTGCTACTTGATGATAAGGCAACGTTATTGGCCTGTGGTCTTGATTGATGCTTGTAAATTGGTATTCTCCGTCTCTGTCATAGCCAAGAACCTTGATCATGTTGTGCCCTTCAATGGTTCTGACAAACACTTCATCACCTGGGAATACTTTGGTGTTAGGCTCAATGAGTACATATTCTCCTGATTTAATTCTGGGCCACATGCTGTCTCCTTTTACACGAAGACCAAAGGCATCTGGATCATCGCTATAAATCTTGAGCCACCCATCGCGCTCTTCGGTCATCTCGATGGCACCATCAACACCAAGAATTGCCTCACCAACCACGCGCACTAACCCTTTTTTTAATTTGCCAACAATTGAAAAAGTATCTTCATCATTCGCTCCATTTAACGAAGTGCCGTGCTGAAGCCAAACAACATCAACGTTTAGAAATTTCGCAAGCGCATTCATTTTTTCCTGGCGTGGTAAAGACTCAGCATTAAACCATTTGCTAACGCCTTTGGACGAAAGAGAAAGGGCACGGGCTATGGCCATTCCCCTACCATGTTCATCAAGACCAGCTTCTTTACAGGCTTGCGCTAGCCGCTGGGCGAATTCTTTGCGCACTTTTTCATTCTGAACCATGAGTACGATACTAAAGCACTTGCAAAAACTTTCAGTTCAATCATAATGCGTACTGAAAGTACGAAAAAGGGTATTCCTATGCAAAATCTTGATGAGCCGATTAAAGGTGTCGGCATCCCTGAAGTTGCGAAGGCTTGTGGAGTTAGCGAAAGGGCTGTCTATAAGTGGCTCAAAAACGGCTTCCTCCCTAAGACTGAGTTTTTTGGGAAAACTAAATACGCATCAAAAATCGAAGAGATTTCTGGTGGCAAATATCAAGCAAGCGAAATGCTTGAAATAAGCAAAAAGAACCTTCTGGCTGCATAAGTAACACCGCTCTTTATCAATCTGCACCGCCGACAACGCGGTAACTAATTAAGCACTCATCGAAAGATGAGTGTTAGTGATTATTTACCTATGGGAATAGTAAGAAATGACACAAACAAGTTACAGCAAACTATCACAGCGCGACGTTGATCGCGCAGAAACAGATTTACTCATCAACCTGTCAACGCTTACCCAGCGCGGTCTGGCAAAGATGATTGGCTGTCATGAATCGAAGATAAGCAGAACAGACTGGAGGTTTATTGCTTCGGTCTTGTGTGCTTTCGGAATGGCATCAGACATCAGTCCGATTAGTAGGGCTTTTAAGTATGCGCTTGATGAAATCACAAAGAAAAAACGCCCGGCGGCAACCGAGCGTTCTGAACAAATCCAGATGGAATTCTGAGGTCATTACTGGATCAATCCACAGGAGTCATTATGACAAATACAGCAAAAATACTCAACTTCGGCAGAGGTAACTTTGCCGGACAGGAGCGTAATGTGGCAGATCTCGATGATGGTTACGCCAGACTATCAAATATGCTGCTTGAGGCTTATTCGGGCGCAGATCTGACCAAGCGACAGTTTAAAGTGCTGCTTGCCATTCTGCGTAAAACCTATGGGTGGAATAAACCAATGGACAGAATCACCGATTCTCAACTTAGCGAGATTACAAAGTTACCTGTCAAACGGTGCAATGAAGCCAAGTTAGAACTCGTCAGAATGAATATTATCAAGCAGCAAGGCGGCATGTTTGGACCAAACAAAAACATCTCAGAATGGTGTATCCCTCAAAACGAGGGAAAATCCCCTAAAACGAGGGATAAAACATCCCTCAAATTGGGGGATTGCTATCCCTCAAAACAGGGGAACACAAAAGACACTATTACAAAAGAAAAAAGAAAAGATTATTCGTCAGAGAATTCTGGCGAATCCTCTAACCAACCAGAAAACGATCTTCCTGTGGAGAAACCAGATGCTGCAATTCAGCGCGGCAGCAAGTGGGGGACAGCAGAAGACCTGACCGCCGCAGAGTGGATGTTTGACATGGTGAAGACTATCGCACCATCAGCCAGAAAACCGAATTTTGCTGGGTGGGCTAACGATATCCGCCTGATGCGTGAACGTGACGGACGCAACCATCGCGACATGTGTGTACTGTTCCGCTGGGCATGCCAGGACAACTTCTGGTCCGGTAACGTGCTTAGCCCGGCCAAACTCCGCGACAAGTGGACCCAGCTCGAAATCAACCGTAACAAGCAACAGGCAGTCGTGACAGCCAGCAAACCAAAACTGGACCTGACAAACACAGACTGGATTTACGGGGTGGATCTATGAAAAACATCGCCGCACAGATGGTTAACTTTGACCGTGAGCAGATGCGTCGGATCGCCAACAACATGCCGGAACAGTACGACGAAAAGCCGCAGGTACAGCAGGTTGCGCAGATCATCAACGGTGTGTTCAGCCAGTTACTGGCAACTTTCCCGGCGAGTCTGGCTAACCGTGACCAGAACGAACTGAACGAAATCCGCCGCCAGTGGGTTCTGGCTTTCCGGGAAAACGGGATCACCACAATGGAACAGGTTAACGCAGGAATGCGCGTAGCCCGTCGGCAGAATCGACCATTTCTGCCATCACCCGGGCAGTTTGTTGCATGGTGCCGGGAAGAAGCATCCGTTATCGCCGGACTGCCAAACGTCAGCGAGCTGGTTGATATGGTTTACGAGTATTGCCGGAAGCGAGGCCTGTATCCGGATG